ACAGATAGTCCAAATACTACTTCAGCTACTACCTATAAAACTCAACATAAACTTACATTTGGTACACCAGGATATATAGGCTCACAATATGCAAGTGGAATAGCAACAATGACTTTAATGGAGATAGCTGGATAATGATTATAGAAGCAATACTTAAAATAAATCCTAATGCAGAAGTAACTGTAAGAGGAGATGATATTAATACTTGTACTTTTGAATGGATTAATGGAACAACACCTATTCCTAAAACTGACATACAAGCTAAAATGGTAGAGGTACAAACTGAGTATGACGCTGAAGAATGGAAAAGAAATAGACAATCAGAATATCCATCACTTGACGATTGCATACACGCACTATTAGATGGTGGCGATACACTTACTGAACTACAAGAAAAAAGAACAACAATTAAAAATAAATATCCAAAGGAATAATTAATGAGTTATATAGGAAAAACACCAACAGTAGGAAACTTTCAAGTTTGTGATGCTATAAGCACAGTAAATGGTCAAGCTAGTTATACTATGCAAGTAGATTCTGTTAATGTAGTTCCAGAATCAGCTAATCATATGCTAGTCAGTTTGAATGGAATTTTACAAAAAGCTGGAAGTTCATTTACTGTATCTTCTTCCGTAATTACTTTTGCATCAAATTTAGTTACAGGAGATGTGATCGACTTTATTCAAATACTAGGTAATGTTCTTGATCTTGGAGTACCAAGTGATGCTACTGTAACAAACGCTAAAACAAACTTTGTATCAACATCATCTGCGTCTGGATTACAAATAAAAGGAGATGGTACTACTGATGGAACTTTACAATTAAACTGTTCACAAAACTCACATGGAATTAAATTAAAATCTCCACCTCATAGTGCAAGTGCTTCATACACTTTAACTTTTCCAAATAATGATGGAGATGCAAACCAAGTTTTAACTACTGATGGGTCAGGTGTTTTAAGTTTTGCAGATGCTGGTGGTGGCGAGTGGACTAAAATTTTACACACAACAATTTCAAGTTCAACATCATTAGTTGCTTTTAACTCAACATACATAACATCAACATATCAAGATTATAAAGTTGTTTATTCCAATGTTCATTGTGCAACAGATCAAACTCATTGGAATTTATATGCTTCTGCCGATAATGGAAGTAATTTTTTAGGGTGGGATTATGCTAATAATGGAGTAAAAGATGATGGAAACCACACAGTAAGATTTTCAAATGATGGTGGAGTTAATTTTCGTTTGCACCAAAGTGAAAATATAGGTAATGCAACAGGAGAAAGTATATCAGGATTTATTGAAATGTTTGACCCAAGTGCAACAGATACAAGAACACATTTTTTAGGTAAGAGTGCATATAATTTAGGAGATAGTGCAAACGCTCACGCAAGTGCTTCTCTTGGTGGTGCTACTCAAAGCACATCTGCTGTAAATTATATTAAATTTCAATTTACAACAGGAAATATAGAAAGTGGAGAATTTACTTTGTATGGTAGAAAAATAACATAGGAATATTATGACAAGATATAAATTAATTAACAGCGAAAGAATACAATTTACTGCTGAAGAAGAAGCACAAAGAGATCAAGAAGAATCTAATTGGGAAGCTGGTGCTTTTAATAGATCATTACAAGAATTAAGAAATAAAAGAAATAATTTATTAAATGAAACTGATTGGTGGGGTGCATCTGATAATACTATGACAGCAGAGCAAACTCAATACAGACAAGATTTAAGAGATATAACTAATGGATTAACAACAGTTGAACAAGTTGAAGCTGTTGAGTTTCCAGAAAAACCATAGGAGTTTAAATGGCTCTTAACTTTGCTAACAACAACTCCTTATCAGCAATCTCATCTTTACCAGCATCTATTTCTGGTGGTGGTATGACTTTAATCCAAGAGCAAACTGCATCAAGTTCATCTACAATATCTTTTACATCTGGTATTAATAGCACCTATGATGAGTATGTAATTAAATTAATTAATTGTCATCCTAGTTCTTCTGCAAGTTTTATGTTTAATATGAGTGTAGATAGTGGAAGTAATTATAATGTTACCAAAACTACAACTTATTTTAGAGCATATCATCAAGAAAATGGTGGTGGTGGTGTATTAGCTTATGACACAGGTTTTGATCTAGCACAAAGTACAGCTTTTCAAGATTTAACAGGAGATAGTGTTTCAACAGATAGTGATTATGGTGTTTCAGGTTTTATACATTTATTTAATCCATCATCAACAACTTTTGTTAAACATTTTATAGCAAATATACAATCAATAAAAGGTGGCTCATCTCCTGAATCAAAAAATTCATTTTCTGCTGGTTATGGAAACACAACAAGTGCAGTAGATTCTATACAATTCAAGTTTGATAGTGGAACAATTCAAAGTGGAACAATAAAATTATATGGAGTTTCATAAATGGCATTAGTTAAATACAACAACAATAGCATAAGTGCTGTAACCTCTACTGCATTATCAAGTGGTAATTTAGTACCTATAAAAACTTTAACTGCTAGTTCTAGTTCTACATTGTCATTCGTACATGGAAGTTCAGATGTAGTTTTAGATGGAACATATCCTATTTATATGTTTAAATTTATAAATATCCACCCATCAGGTGCTGGTAGTGAATTTCAAGTAAATTTTTCAACAGATAGTGGTAGTAATTATAATGTAACTAAAACTACAACTGCTTTTTATTCTTATCATGCAGAAGATAATTCTGCCACAACACTTACTTACAATTCTTCGGAAGATTTAGCACAATCTACAGCGTTTCAAAATTTAACTGTTGCATCTCAAATTGGTATTGACAATGATGAAAGTGCAAGTGGTCAAATGTATTTATTTAATCCAAGTTCTACTACATTTGTAAAACATTTTATGTCAGAAACAAATTATGCGAGTAATGATACTCCACCATTTTCTATGAATTGTTATATTGCTGGTTATGGAAACACTACTAGCAGTATTAATGCAGTAAGATTTCAGCTAGATACAAATAATATACAAAGTGGTACTATAAAACTCTATGGAATAAAGGATAGCTAATGAGTATTGTAAAACTAAATAATCAAGGTGTAAAGAACGCAACTGCTTTTGGTTCTATATCAAGTTTAGGCAGTATGACATTAATTAAAAAACTAACAGCATCATCTTCTGCTACTTTATCTTTTGTTGATGGCTCTGATGGAGTTACATTAGATAATAGTTACAAGGAATATGTATTTACATTTAAAGACATACATCCATCTGCTCAAACCAATTTTACTTTTCAAGGAAATGCTGTTGGTGGTAGTGGATATAATGAAACAATTACATCAGCAGTTTTTGATGCTTTTCACAGAGAAAATGATGGACAGACAGGGTTAAGTTATCCTAGTAGTGGAGATCAAGCAAATGGAACATCTTTTCAAAGAGTAAACTTTGATGCTCCTATCCATAATGATAGTGATGCTTCTTTATCTGGGTATTTGCATCTTTTTAATCCATCATCAACTGTTCACGTTAAGCATTTTATTGCTCAAACTAACCACATGGGTTTTTCAAGCGATCCATTAAGCCATCATAATTTTTGTAGCGGATATTTTAATACTACCTCAGCTATTGATGAGATTCAGTTTAAAATGGATTCAGGAACGATTGATGCTGGAGATATTTGCCTTTATGGTATTGCTTAACAATTAACAATGGAGTATAAATAATTATGCCAAGACATCACAATATAAATGGGGTTCAAGTACCTTTTACAGCAGAAGAAGAAGCACAAAGAGATGCAGAAGAAACTGCATGGAATAATGGTGCTTTTGATCGTGCTATGGCAAATTTAAGAAGTAAAAGAGATAACCTTTTAAAAGCTAGTGATTGGGAAGTAATCATGGCTAAAGAAAAAGGCTCAACATTATCTGCTGGATTTAAAACATATAGACAAGACTTACGAGATATTACAGAGGGTCTTACAACAGTAGAAGAAGTAGAAGCAGTAATATTTCCAACTAAGCCATAAGGAGTTTAAATGAAGCTTTCAAAAAATTTTTCTTTAGAGGAAATGGAAAAGAGTTCTACTGCTATCAGGCTTGGTATTAAAAATAAAGCTGGTGCTGGAGAAATTAAAAACTTAGGCGATATTTGTTATGAAATATTAGAAAAATGTCGTGCTAAATTTGATGATAAAGCTGTTACGATTACTAGTGGATTTAGGTCAGAAGAATTATGTGAAGCAATAGGTTCAAAAAAAACATCACAACACGCAAAAGGAGAAGCAGTAGATTTTGAAATAGCTGGTGTATCTAATCTTGCTATTGCAATGTACATTTCCAATCATTGCAATTTTGACCAATTAATTTTAGAATATTATACAGGAGAACCATCATCAGGTTGGGTTCATGTTTCATATAAAGATGGCTCTAATAGAAAACAAGTCTTAACATTTGATGGAAAATCATATACTAATGGATTACCAGACACAAAATGGTCAGGTGGAAAACTAACAAACTAATAGGAGAATACTATGCCAAGAGGAATGGGAACATACGGAAGTAAAAGAGGAAGACCAGCTAAAAAGAAATCTAAAGCTAAAAAAAAGAAGAAGAAGTAATGAAAGCAAAGAAACCTATATACGCAAAAGCTAGACCAAAGAGATTAGGCAAACCAAAATCTTTTAATAAAAAGTCTAAAGCATATAAATCAGCTAAAAGAAAAGCTGATAAGAAGTTTGGTAAAAAGGTTTCACTATACAAAAACATCTTTATCTCACAGGCTATCAAAAAGTTTAAGCCAAGAAAGAAAAAGTAATGACTAAATCTGCTCTACAAAAAATAGAATCACACGAAAAGCTATGTAGAATAATGCAGAAACTAACACACCAAAAAATAAGTATCATTGAAGAAAGAGTAAAAAGATTAGAAAAGATTTTATTAATCTGCACAGGCTCTTTAATTAGTGCTATGGCATATGTCATAGTTACTTTGTTAGATAAGGTCTAAACCTTTACAATTACCTAAAAATAGGTACAAGTATTAATTGTATGAGTCATAAACGAATACTTATTATATCTGATATGCACATTCCATATCATCACAAAGACGCAATCAAATTTTTAAAAGAAATCAAAAAAGAATTTAAACCTGATACAGTTGTTAATATTGGAGATAGCCTAGATTTCCATGCGATCTCTATGCACGATAGTAACCCTGATTTATATTCTGCTGGACATGAATTAAAAGAAGCTAGAAAATATATAAAAGAATTAGAGTCAGTATTCCCAGAAGTAACAGAAGTAGATAGTAACCACTCTAGTCTAGTTTATAGACGAGCATTAAAATATGGAATGAGTAAAGAATTTTTAAGAGATTATGGAGATTTTTTAGGCACTAAAAAATGGAAGTGGATAGATGATTTAACTCTTACTATGTCTAATGGACAAAGATGTTTCTTTACACATGGTAGATCAGCAGATGTATTAAAAACAAGTCAAGCTATGGGAATGAGTTGCGTACAGGGTCATTATCATACGAAGTTTGTTATTAGTTGGTGGGCTAACCCAGATAACCTATTCTTTGGAATGAATGTAGGTTGTTTAATAAATCAAAAGTCTATGGCTTTTGCTTATGCTAAAAATTTTAAGACTAGATTTATTATAGGTTGTGCTGTTATCTTAAATGGAATACCTAGACTACTTCCAATGGTTTTAAACGAAAAAGGCGATTGGATAGGTAAAATTGTCTAGGTTAAAGGCTCATAGAAGCGATTTAAAGGCTACTGACAAGCAAATAGGTGGTAAGCACTATAAAGGTAAAATACAGCCAATAGAATTGATCGTATCGCATAATTTAGACTTCATAGATGGTAATATAGTTAAATATGCAATTAGGAATAAAAAGGGCGAGAACTTAAAAGAAAAGTATGATAAAATTATACACTATTGTGAACTAGCAAAGGAATTAAAATGTGGTTGAATTTATTATCGTTGGGTGTAAAGACAGGTGCGAAGCTATACCAAAATAAACAACGAACAAAACAGTTAATGTCAGATGCTCAAATGCACCACGCAGAGCAAATGGCGAAAGGCGAAATTGAATATAAAGCAAAAGTTATTGAGAGCAATGATAATGGTTGGAAAGACGAATTTGTCCTTGTGCTTGTATCTATGCCTATTCTTATATTGGGTTATTCTATTTTCTCTGACGACCCTGACATACGTGATAAATTAGATTTATTTTTTCAGTATTTTAAAGAATTACCTTATTGGTATCAAGCAATTTTTATCGGTGTCGTTAGTGCGATATATGGATTAAAGGGTGCTGACATAATGCGTAAGAAGTAGTATCATGTCCAAATGGACAAATTAAAAGTTGATGCAGTAATCACAGATTTAGAACTACAATTAGAAACAAGTAACAATCCTTATGGTAGTTATGTTAGCTTTAGATTCATAGATACTTACCCATACTTTACAAAAGTTAATGAGATGGTCGAAGAAATAAAAAGACGAAGTGATGTTGATTTAATTAATTACGAATATTCTTATACAGGGATTCACGAAGATACAGATATAAAACATTTTGATTTTACTAAAAACTAGGGTGGTAAAGAGAGAGCAAAACCACCCTAATTATTTTGGGTCAATTCAAAGTGATAGCCGTTTATATAAACTATCGTTATTCTTCCCAAAATTCTTTTTAACAAGTGGCCAACTCTCGCTGACCACTCTATCTACTAAACACATATGTAGGGAGCAAATCATTATATCGTTAGTAGAATTCATTTAAACTTTTCCTACCAAAGCTAAATCTCTTTTTAACTCTGATTGTTTTAGACTCACATACTTATCTAAATTATTATAGTGGTATCTAGCTTTAATTAATTCTTCTTCTGCATCAGCATAATTTTTTACAATTTCTTTATACTCTATATCTGTTCTGGCCTTATGTTCAGCCTCTATAACAGTTTTAGTATCTAGCTTGTATTTAAGAAAGAGTTTAGAATAAGTAGCTTTACGACCCTCATCTAATACAATTACTTTCTTATGCCAATCAGCCCATCTTTCTGATGCTCTTTCTAGTTCTTCATAAGATTTAAAACTTAAACTCATATCAATATAACTCCTAATACAAAGCCTACTACAAAGCAAATCCATTCTCGTCTATAATGTAGTTCCAACACTTTCCAATCTTGTTTAGTCTTTCCAAATATAATCATGGGTATAATAACATCTCCTCTGCTTCTTGTTCTAATTGTTTTATTTGTTGTTTAAAACTATGATTTTCCTTTTCTAAAGCATCTACCTTTTTAGTTAATCCTTTATGTTCCATATACATAGCTTGTAGTTCTTCTCTTTTAAAAGCGAGATCACGCTTTAATTTGTCAATCTCGCTATTTAAAAAATATCTCTCTGAGTAATCCATAATTAAAATGGAATCTCATCATCCATATCTGACATCTTCTCAACAGGCATAGCATGATCTGGTGCTGATGGTTGTGCTTGAGTCATAGGTTGAGGTGTGTACTGAGGCATAGTTTGGCCTACAGGCTTAAA